AATATCATCATAAATATAATCTTCAACTGAACAAGGTAATGTATTAACAGTACCATCAAAAGAAAAGAAACCATTGTTACCCATCCAATAAGCAACACCATCAATTTCAATTGCTGCGTTTTTACCAATTAATCCACAGTTAGTACCAACTTGTTCAAATCCAAAAGTAAAAGGCGCACCTACAAATTTCATTGTGTATAGTGCGTTATCAGTCCATATTAGAATATTTTCTTTTGCAACTAACGCTCCCATAATTTTTGTACCATCTTGTATTCTTTGTGTACCAGCAGTATTAGTTGCTTGAGGTGTATATGAATTAATATTTTCGTCTTCAGAAAATCTTATAAACATATCATCTTGAGTTGTTGGAGTTCCAATTGTAGTTTCGGTTCCTAAATGAATTAAGTGACGTGTGGTTGGTGAAATTAAAGTTACTCTTGTTGCTGTTGGATTAGCTGATGTAGAAAATCCAGATGTAGATGTGGATGCTCTTGTTGTTAGTCTTGCTGTAATATCCGCGTTCCACGTAAAAGTTTTACCATTTGCAATAGTTGCAACCAACACATCACCAAAATTACTTAAAGACCAAAGTCCCGGCTCTAGTGTAATTGTTCCAGCATCAACCGCATCACCCCATCCTCCCCATTCTGTAGCATCCGTTACGATTGCACCACTTGAGTGAGCTTGACCATTTGAAGTTCCAAAAGTTGCAGTTCCAAAAGCACCTCTAGTAATACCTGTTAAAGTATTTGTACCTTTTCCTGTATATGTAATTAATTCATCACCTACTGCAATAGTTCCTGTTGTTGGAAAACCAGAGTTTGATGTAACATTGATAACGGTCCCCGATCCACCTGTACCATTTGTGTCTGCAAGTAAAGCACCGTTTAAAGTTGTTGTAACAGATCCTTGTACAGTTCCACCATATTGACCAATACCCCAACCATAACCATAAGATTGTGCAGCAGGACCAACAGGTTCATAAGGAATTACATCACATGCTCCTCCACCTGCAGCGCCGGTTGTAGTTTGTGTTCCTGTTACAATTGCAATTAAGTTTGATGTAACTCTTGTTACTTGAAATAATTTATCTTCGAATGCAGCATCAGTTAAACCAATACCCGCAGGTACAGTTACATTATCTAATAAAATTATATCACCTGACTGTAAGTTATGTGCTGAAGAAAATGTTAAAGATACTTCTTGTGTTGCATCTTGTGCGGACATTACAACACTTGAAAGTGTAGATTTTATAGGAGTAACATCATGTAGTTGTCCTTCAAAATAAATAAGTAAAAACTTATCTGTTCCTATTGCAACGTATCTATTACCTTCTTTATCTACAAATGCGTGTTGTTTACGAGCAACACCAACGATAGATTCGTTGAGTAATGACTGCCATCCCCCTACTTTTTCTGGAAGGCCATATCTAAATCTTACGTTATCTGAATCAACCCAACGGCCTTCGGCTCCAACAGCAGTGTCTTGCTTGTCTATACCAGGAGCAAACTTAATTTTCGTAAGCATCCTTTATTCCTATGATGTACTGTTAGTTTTTATTTGCCAGCCTTTTGTGGCAGTAGTAAATATTAAAGTTACACATTGATTGTTTGCAGTTAAATCTAAATCAGATGTACCACCTTGAATATTTGATCCGTTTCTACCTACAATACATTTGTTTGTTGCAAAACCATTTGATGCTGATACATCCATTATAGTTACTTCATCACCTGTTGCAGGCGATGCCGGTAGTGTTATTGTTACTTGGTTAGCAACTGTATCCACTCCAATTTGATCTCCAGCTACTGCTGTGTATGAAGTTTTGCTAGCTGCAGTTACTGTTGTAAATCCTTTTTCCATCATTGACAATGTAGTAGCAGGAACGCTACCTCTAGAATAAACTAAAACTTTTGCACCTTCTGGAAGAGGTACTTGTGTACCTGCACTTTGACCTGTTGTAAGTAAAGTTACTGTATAACTATCACCGGCACCACCTCTAGTAGTTCCATCTTCTACAAAAAATACTCTATTTGCATTTCCACCTGTTGTAGATGCAGGCATTGCTAAACTAGCATTACCAGATAAAGTACCAGTAAGTTTAATGTAAAGGTTTTTACCATTCGCGCTCGCCGATCCGTCGGCCAAACTTAATGTAGTTGTACCAGAACTTAAAGTTACTTCTACGTAACCTGAAGCTGCTGTTTGTAATAACTGTAAATTAGTATTAGTGATTGTTCCCCATAGACCAGCTTTTTCACCGGTTGTAACTAGTTCTAATGATAAATCTGATGAATAACTTGATGCCATAATTTTAGTAAGGTTTGATTGGTGTCCAAACCATGTTTGCTCCTGGTATTATATCGTTCCACGTTATAACCCCTGGTTCGTTTGTATTTAATGTTAAACTTGCACCAGTAGGTAGTACATTTGCAGTACCAGTTACTGTAACATTTCCTGTTGCTAACGTCAATGCGTTTCCGGTTACAGAGGTGTTAGCGTCTGCCGTAACTACAAAAGTTCCTAAACCTAGTGATACTTGAGATCCTGTAAGAGGACCGATATTAGCTGTACCGGTAATACTTAAAGTACCTGTGCCTAATGTAACTTGATTTCCAGTTAAATTTTCTACAACTGAATCTGCGATAATACCTACACTACCAATTGTAATAGTTAATTGGTTGGCTGATACATTTACATTTACATTATTATCTAATCCTGTTGCTGCAAATGGTAATGCTGATATTGCGTCAAATCCTAAACTCATAAGTAATCTCTAAAGACTGATATTACTACCAGTCTTTAGTTTTTGATGTAAGTTCTGGTGCTTTTTGACTAGCGATTTGTGCAGATAAGTTTGATTTCATATCTTCTTCCGTTGTATCAGACATTTCTAATACGCAGGCAGTTGCATTTTCTTTAGTCATAGCATCAAAATCCATATCTTCAGAACCTGCACAAGATCCATACATAGATGCAGAATTTTCTCCATCAACTGCTGTATATCTCCAGTGAATGTTCTTCACTTTATTTTCAGAGTCCGTCTCAAACGAGGGGAAGCTCCATGTGTATGTAGTTGCCATGTTGTTTTCTCCTTTGTTGTTATGGGTTATTAGCTTCTAGTGTTGTTATTCTTGCTTCTAATTCTTGAATTGTTTTAACCAGTAAAGGTACTAATTTAGCTTGGTCGATACCTTGATATTCTGGAATAGTATTTCCATTTTCATCAAGTTTATTATCTCCAATAGATACACCATCTGGTAATTCATCATATTTTGTCCAAGTCTTAATTCCATTATGTGTTCCAATAACTGCTTCTGGTACGATGTTTGAAACTTCATGTGCTAAGAAACCATCAACTGTTGTATCTGTATCTGAAATAAAATTAAATCTTTTTGGTTGTAGTTGTTTTAATCTATCAGTAGCGTTAGTCATCTCTATCACATTTTCTTTTAGTCTGTAGTCAGATGAAGTATTAAATGAAGTTGCAGAACCAGTTGTTGATATACTACCTACCTCACTACCATTTTTACCAAATAATATTTGTTTTACAGTTGCAGTATCATCTCTGTATAAATTTAAATATCCATTAGCAAGTTCATAGCTATTTGCATCAACTGGTGTGGGTCCAACACCTTGAAGGCTAGTTCTATTTGTAATTCCACTAGATTTAATATCACCACTTACATCTAATTTTAATGATGGCGATGTAGTTCCGATACCAACATTACCAGAACTGTCGATACGCATACGTTCATCAGCACCATCACTAAATGTTAAGTTAGGTTGAGAAGATGATATAGCAACTCCTATATCAAAATACTGACTTGTAACACTATCTTTAATTCTTAATCTTCTAGTTCCTGATGTTGCTGTTTGAATTTGTGCAATTCCATTAACATCTAGTTTTTGTTCTGGCGATGAAGTTCCGATACCAACTTGACCAGATGAATTGATACGCATACGTTCTGCTAATGAAGAACTTGTGCTTGTATAGAATTGTAAATTACCAGATGTTGAACTTGAAGGTTTAGCAATAACTCTAGCTAAAGGAATTGTTGTTGAACCTGATACTTTATGGTCAAAATCTATAGCAATTCCATTTGATGTTGTAGAATTTTCAACTCTATTAAGTATTTGTAATCCTGTAAAAACACCAGTTGCATTATTATCACCTATAACTAAACCTTTTATTGTAGCTCCACTTGCTGAAGCTGTAGAAGGTGCTATACCAATACCAACATTTCCAGAACTATTGATACGCATACGTTCACTTCCATCAGTAGAAAATCTATGACTATCAATAGTAGCACTACTTCTAATAATTTCATAAGCAGTTTGACCAGAACTATTTGCATCATTTCTACAACCAATTCTAAAATCACTATCTAATCCAAACACTCTCCATTTCTTACTGTCAGTACCACCAGAAGTGTCTGTAAACATAATGTCTGGAGAATTAGCTTCTAAACTTAATAAACTTGTTGGCGATGAAGTACCGATACCTAATCCAGTAGAGGTTATTCTCATAACTTCTGAACCTGCTACTTGATTTGAAAAAGCTAAACCATCACTAGAAGCAGATATATTGTATGAAGCTGTAGCACTTCCTGTTCTTTGTAATTTTAATTGTGCATTAGTAGAACTTGCAGATATGTGAAGCAAATGGTCTGGAGAAGTTGTACCAATACCAACTTGCTCTGATGAATTAATAGTTATAGCAACTGATGTAGCATTGTCATCGATCCCCGCTGAAGTAAAACCGGTAACTGAACCTGCGATAGCTAATGTAGCTCCACTAGGTATAGTAAAGGTGTCACCGCTATCACCTAATGTAATAGCAGTGCCTGATCTTGGACTAATTTTATTTACTTTTAGTTCACTCATTTAGATTCAGTCTTAACCTCTTCTTCCTTCATTTCTTCAGGTAAGTGTTGTTTTAATATATCTAAGTAATGTTTTAACAAGATATCGTTATGGCTAAATTTAACCTTTAACTGATTTTGATCTTGGTTTATTACTTGTATATTATTCAACGCAACTTTACCTTCATCAGAAAGTTTAGTTTCATCATACTTTTTGTCGTCTATAGTTATCATGTGTTCTCCTTAAAATTACTATATACTATCTTGTTCAGCTTTAAAAGCCTCATAAGCATCTTTAACATCTTGTGTCCAGACTGCGTTACATACTGCTTGAACTTCTGAATGTTCATCAGCTATAACTGCATCTGGTGTCAAAGTATGTCTGTGATACTTTCTTGATAATTCTTCGCCATCTTCCATAACTACAGTATCTGTTCTTACTTGAACAAATTTGTGTTTTCCGACCACTTCGATTTTACCAATCTGTGTCTCTTTAGTTAATGCCATAGTTTATCTCCTGTGTTGTTAAGTTGTTCTATATGAAACAGTTATTCCAAAATAAGTATTATTATTAAAATCTCCTGAGTTTAATGCTTGAGCAGAAAGTTCTCCTGAAGAATTTGATACTCCTGATATGCCTAATTCTTGTGTGTTTCTATTTGGATTAGTTAATATACTATACAATCTTGATGCAAAATTTGTCCAAGTCATTGAACCAGCACCAACACCAGACCAACCAGTTGATAAAGTTCTTATTGTAAAAGGTAATCCAGATATAGTTGCATCTCCACTTGCCGAACCTTTGTTTGAAAGTTCAATAAATATTTGTATCATTACTAATTCTCCAACTTTGACATACATTCCATCTCTATTATTATAAGTAATACCTGTTGTTGCATTACCAAACTCAAGAACTGGTGTAAAAGTTCCTTGTTCGTAATCGTCTAATTTATTACTTGTGCCTGTGCCACCAAGAAATACACCTTCAGATAAATATAATCTTCTCCATCTAATAGTTGAATAACCTAAATCTATATCATTATCAGAGTTTGAACCATCTGAATTAGCAGGAGTAAGTGCAGTTAAATCATCTCTAAATCTAATTTGACAATTTTCAGTACCAAGATTAAGTTTGCCACTAGCAGTACCAATACTACCAACTACTGAATTATCTTTTCTAAAATTAATAAGTTGTCCATCAGATGTTTTTCTATTAAGAAACATATTAGTATTGTTATCTCTTGTAGAAACTATAGTTCCACTTCCTTCAATTTCTGTACCAGAAACATTTGCTGTCTGGTTTGTTTTTCCCACCAAGAAATTTCCATCTGCATCAATCCTAGCACGCTCTGATACATTTGAAACATTACCATCATCAGTTGAGAATATAATTGTTCCTGGATTTGAACTTGCTTGTCCACCTGCCATTTGAATTTTAGCACCTGGATAAGTAGAACCACCTTGTATTGAAAGTGTACTCGATGAACTATTGGTACGAATTTGACCTCCTGTAACTGCTATACCATCAGATGTTGTTGCAAATTTTTGAGAGCCATCAAAATGAAGTTCAACGCTACTATCAGCATTAAATTCTGCCATTTTACCACCAGAAGTATCTGAATTAGATATAAGAGCAATTTTAGCACCATTAGTGTTTACAAATAAATTTCCAGTACCAAGTTCTTCTATGTAAGAATGACTTCCATCATGACTAATTTCTAAATCGTTTCCAGTTCCTAATCTTATTTTGCTGTTATCAGTTAAATCTAATCCTGTAATTCCTGTGTATGTTCCAGTAATTCTAGCATCTGGTACTGTACCACTTGTTAGATTTGATGCGTTTAAATCTCCACTTAAAGTAGCACCAGCAGGTACAGTAATAGTATCACCAGATGCACCAATAGTAATTACATTACCTGATTCGTTGATAATGTTATTACCATCTATGTCTTGAATTGTGTTTACTTTAATTATTGATGACATTACGCGTTCTCCAATGTTGTTATTCTAGCTTCTAATTCTTCAATTTTAGTTGTAGCTTCTTGTAATACTTTTGTTAGTAAAGGTACTAATTTAGATTGGTCAATACTTTGATAATCTGGTCTAGAATAAGTTGCTGCCCAAGTTGAGTCAGCAGCAAAATTTCCTTTTTCTTTACCCTTTATCCATTCTTCTTCAGTAAAATTACATTTATATAAACTTCCATCAGCATTTAAAACAACATTTTCTAATGTTTCCATTGCATCTTTAGTTCCACTAACTGCTTCTGGTACTATACTTGATACTTCATGTGCAATAAAACCATCTAATAAAGTATTAGTATCATCTGCAATCCAATTAAATCTAGCTGGTTTTAATTGTTTTAATCTTGTTGTTGCATCCCAATTATAATCTACATTTT